ACAATGAGGAAGATGTTCCTATGCTGTGGCGTGAAATGGTAGAGCGTACCTATCCTCCACACGCTCGTCCTTGGGAAGCAGAAGCAACCTGGGCAGGCAAGACTGAAGGTATGACACAGAAAGCACTGGAGTCTTGTGCTCGGGGAACTATGTGGACCGATTACAAACCAACACCACTGACTGAGGAGTGGTTGCGTGAAGAGGGATTCATTAAATGAAAAAGAAACAACTGCATCAAGTCAAGAGCCGTTGGTATTATATTTTCTGGGGTGCTATGACTGCTACTGTGTTTGTTGGTCAGTCACTGGTGTTCCGTGGATATATGAACATGGCATCCAGTGTAGACCTCTTGACAAGAACCATTCTTGAAGTTAACATTGCTGAGATGGAGGAAGAACTCCGTTCAGAACTCAATAAGAGAGGATTTGAACTATGACAAAAGAAGATCGTAACTGGGAAAAGTTTGAGGAATGTGCAGCAGATTATCTCTACGCATTGAACTATGTTCGTGAAGAGATGTATGGTAAAGGTAATGGTAACTGGTCCAATCTTCCTGGATCTTGTGCCGAAATGGTTCGATCTGTTACCAATGAGATTTGGTACACTGCATTTGAACGGGACTTATATACTCCTCTTCCTCTAAATAAAGAGGAAACAAAAAGTTCAGGTGAATGACAAATAGTGGACCACACTGTTATGGTGAGGACGATCTAAATCTACAACCGACTGGTGATGATGGTTCCTTAGCGACACCTAAGACAGAACCAGACCCACCAGTTGAAGAACTAACAGTCAATCAGGTCATCCAAGAACTGATCGGTCGATGCTATCCAACGCAGGCACCGATCTCCTTGGGTGACCTTTATCAGCCAAGAGAAGAACCAGATACTCAGGTTGATCTTGATATTACAGATCAGATTGGATGGATCTGTGACTTCTTTCCTGACCTGGGCATCTGCGAACAGATCTTTCCTAAAATAAACATCAACGTTTTCGATCCACGCACATCAAACTGGCCATACATTGATGTCACTGGCGATTGTGCTGAGGTCGCACGTATTAGAGACGCCAACAGAGCAACCTCCCTGGGTGGTGGACGTTGGTTAGATACTGAGTCTGGCAAGGAGTATTTCTGTCAGCAGCATGATCCCAACAACGCTTGGGAAAAGTGTGTGAAGGATACTCTGGAGTGTATCTTCAAACCCTATGCCACAGGCACCTACAAACCCCCACAAGGCGACTGTGAGTCATTCCAACCCCGAGGGTGGAGTGGGAACAAGAAAACTGTTTGCGTCAAGAACTGTTACCCCGAGCGTATCCCTGTGTGGGAATGCGTCAGCGGTAATGATGTGGGTGTTCCACAGTTAAAACCATTCTCCAATGAGAATCACAACCATAGGATCATCACTACGAATCCAGATGGTTCTTGGAATGGTAAGAAGGTAAGGAATGAAGGTGGTAACAAATACTTCAACAGTGGTTCTACTCGTAGCGTAAGTTTTAATGGGTTTACTGTGAATGTAACACCCATCAATGATGGTGGTGAGTGGGACTCTGAATGGTGGATCTCTTCTGCACCATCTAACCCAACTATCGGACAGACATACAGTGGATCTTTTGCTGGTGGTAAGAGAACAGTAGAGGTAGAGATTGAAGTTGTTCGTGGTGGTTCAGGTACTGACCACGCCTATATCACTGCGGGTGTTGGTGAGACACCCACTCCTCCTGCAGGATATACTCTGACTAGCAACAGTCCTTCCTTCTGGATTCTTAAAGAGCAGGCAAGGGGATCTGTTCCCTTGTTCCAGTTCTATTCATCCACTTCGGTGGACTCTATGCTGACTATCAACCCTGGTGAACCAGACTCCCCTGGTGCTGGTGAACGCTCGACGATGAACGCAGCGGGCATGGCCAACGGTAAGGTTCTTGGTTATGCATTTGCAGATGCCAAGGATGGTATTCCTTACATCGGTGACAAAGAAAGTCTTGCACCGCTGCATCGTTACTACCAGGGGTATGGAAACGTACAAGACCATGACCACCGAGTTGATATCAACGTTGATGGTGTGTCTCTGCAGGCAGTCAGACGTGGTAACAAGCAGTTGTATGAGATCCCTGGCAACCTGAAGGTGCCTATGATGATTCACTATGACGTACACAAGGGTGCTGCTGGTTATCAGAACTCTTGGGGTGTCTACATCTCAGACCCCGATGGCAACCCTGTATGGGGTCGTGTGATCCTTGCCGATGCAACGAACAGTGTCGGTTTCGGTGAGTACAAGGTACCTCTTAGCATCCTCAGACAGTACGCTGGTGGTAATGTAGGTTTCTTCCTGGTACCAGATGGTAATCGCAATGGTGCTAGCAACGGACAATCAGTTACGTTCTCGGATACTGGTAACGGATGGAGAAGTAGTCTCAACAGTGCTGAATCAAACTACACCCTGTTCTCAGACCATAGGATTAACTACAACAAGAAAGACTTCACTCGTTGGGAAGGTGACAACTACCAGTGGTGGGAAGATCTTCTGAATGGTGATGATGATTATGATGACTGTAAGATGTTTTACTGGGTGCAGTATGGCATCAGTACATATTTGTATGAAGGTATTGCTGCATATGTCTTCCGAGATAATGCACCACCTAGAGTAGAGATTCCCATTCAAACCAGAACACCTTGCGATGGTAGGGTGTTGCGAGAACCATTCCGAGAGGTGCACCTGATCCGTTCTGATTGTGGATCTGTAACCAAGTCAGAACAACGTGCAGACTATGAGTGTGGACCGTGCACTGGTTCTTACATGGTTGAACTGAACAAGACTCAGAACGTTTCAGTTGTCGATGCCATGGTTGGTTATCAACTACAGGCATTTGGATCTATGATCTCTAGTTCTGAATCGGAATGTATGCAGTTTGGTGTTGTTCTCAAGAGGAATGGATCGACGATTTATTCTGAGGACTTCATCATGAAGTATTGGCCAGAGATTGGTACAGTTCTTACCACGTTTGATGCTGCACCTGGGGATACTCTGACCTTTGAGATCACTGACATCACCAATGCAAACTTAGTATCCAACAACCAAGTTAAGTTTGGTTTGTTTGACCCAGTGGATCTGAAGTATGATTCTATTTGGCCTGTCTCTCTGGGTAGTACCAGTGACATGGACCCAGGCATGACTAACATCAACACTGGATATACAAACGGTGGTGTGGTTCATGGTCTGAGGATGGACTGTCAGTACACACAGAGAAAGGATGATGATCGTGTGTGGTCTGTATGGTCTGGTAGGAACGGTACTCCTGGCATTGGTAATAGTGACACCCGAGGGTATAAGTCTCCTCTGGTCTGGGAGAACGCTGCTCCTAGGGCATCCATTGAGGTCACTACAAGGGGTCCAGAGAGCGGTTCAAGGGGCAGAGACTCGCTCTATGCTATGTTCTATGCCGATGATCGCATTCTTACCCGTGGAGACATCCGTGCAGGTGGTATGTGGATCATGGAACCCGACTATGATGACCCGTCACACGATGACACTTGGTACTATGGCAACGAAGACAACATTGGATTCGGTAGCAAGGGTGCCAAAATGGTGTTTGGTTTCGGTCAGTTCTTAGTCTCCGACGGACAGTACGGTCCCCATAGAGGAACCGCACAAGAAAAACGTCTGTCCTTCCCATCATGGCCTGTTTCTAGGGTTGAGTGTTTGCCGATGCCATTCTTCGGTGAGTACAGATACTTTGACCGTGGTCTCTTTGGATGGTGGGCAGATCATCCCGACCTTGTAAGTGCTGAGGATGGTATTGATCCTGGTCAATCAGCTGGTAGTGCTAGCGTCAGTCAGTTGTACTCTGCAGTTGAGCAGGCAGGGATGCTTCAATCGGAGCAGACCTTCTTTGGTAACTATACCAACTGGCACCCCGATGCATGGTTCCAAGACTATTACCTGAGGGATGAGCGTCATCCTATTGGTGATGCTAAGGTTCGTGTGATGTTTATTCCTGTTCCTCTCAACGATGCGAAGTCTTCTAGAGAGTTTGTTGCTCAGGAGTCTGGGGCATATGCCAGCGGGGAAGTCACCACAGAAAACGGAAACGTTTCTTCCAAAGCATTCCGTGACCGTCAGCAAACTAAGATGGCAGTCTGGGTGGAAGTTGTAGAGATTCTGGACGCTGGTAGTGGGTACAGAACTGGTGATTCATTCACTTTCCACTATCCTCCCAAGAGGGATAAGGATACGGAGAACCCTGCTAACACACCGTACTACCCTGATCAAGAAGCAAACTTTAACCTCCCACAGCAGTGGAAGTATCACAGCAGGGTAGAAGGACCCATTGACATCAAGAGAAATAAGAGTTATTATGCTGATGATTATGCTAGGAGAGTAGACAGAATAACTATTCCCAAGCGTACTCCTTATGAGGCTATATACCAGGAGTCCCACAACAAAAACTCAAAGGTGTGGTACTGGTGTAGTAATAAGGATGAACATCGGATTAAGTTCCGTATCAGAGTAGGTCAGACAAATCCCGAAACGGGTTCTGCATCTGACGTTGCTGAGATCCCAAATGATTTTAATGGATTTTACTAATGAGTGAAGGTTTTGGTAGAGAGAAGGCGGCAGACCGTCGCCTCTCTCAATCTATGAAGGAGTTGAAACAGATACGAGAGGTGCTGAAGAAGTATCCTAACGACCACAAAGGTCGTAAGAAAATGCTGAAGCGACTCAAGAAGTATTGGCGTTCTCCTCTGGGTGAACTGGAAAGGATCTCGATCCAACCCATGTCAGCAGAGGACTACATCTTTGAACCAGTGACAGAACCTGTTGTCGCTGAAGATAAACCTGAGGATGATCAGGACACGCTGTCTGAAGAAGACAAGCAACTGTTACTTGATGCATTGAGAAAGAAGAAATGAAGTTTGACATCCCTTGAACTGGGTGCTATACTTGACGAGATCTACCCTTACGCTTACTCGGAGACTTATGGCGAAGAGAACACACGTTGACAAGAACGGCAACACTTGGGAATGGGACGAGACTCCCGAAGTCGTTGCAGCAGTAAGGAAGTTGCATGAACACCAACTTCATCGTCCCAATCCCCCACGTCAGGGTTCCAACACATAACTGGCACACTTGACAGAACTACGCTCTCTGATGTAGTATAAATACCGAGTCGTGACAAATGTTACGATTTACAACAGATCACGATCCCTCAACTACTCGGATCGGGTCTACTGTATAATGAACAAGCGATCGGGACAACCCGATTCTCCATCTGTGGGTAACCACTCCACAAGTAAACTAACATAACAGGAAACAACTATGATTAAATCCGCAATCGCAGCTGTCGCTGCTGCTCCCCTCTTCGCTGGCGCTGCCCTTGCAGGTCCCTACGTTAACGTAGAAGCGAACTCTGGTTTCACTGGATCGGACTACACTGGCACGACGACTGACCTCCACGTTGGTTATGAAGGTCCGATCGGTGAGTCTGCTTCCTACTACGTCCAAGCTGGTGCTTCGGTCGTCTCCCCTGACGGTGGCGACGTTGATACCGTCCCTTCTGGTAAGGCAGGTCTGGGCGTCTCTGTAACCGAGAGGCTCGGTGTCTATGGTGAAGTCTCCTTCATCGGTTCTGGTGATTCCAGCATCGACCGTGGATACGGCACCAAGGCAGGTCTGAAGTATTCCTTCTGATCTACTGAGTAGCATGTAATATGCTGGGGACCTGCGGGTCCCCTTTTTACTAAATAGATTGAGTTGATGCTTTACTATGAGTGCTAATCCTGGATCTGCGTTGATCTATTCCCGTGCTGGGTGTCCATACTGCAGCAAGATTGTAGAAGTATTTCGATCGAAAGGTTGGTCCTATACTGAGTACAAACTGAACGAACAGTTTACTCGGGACCAGTTTAATAAACAGTTCGGTCCTGGTTCAACTTTCCCTCAAGTCATTCTTAACGGAAGACGCATGGGTGGTTGCACCGATACGGTAAAATACTTACGTGAGAACAAGTTTCTTTAATGACTGACACAGAAGAACTCTACACGATCATTGATCGCGCCATCGACGAGGCGACCATCAATGGTCGTTTTTTATTCAACATGTACACTTACCTGAAGCAGAATAAGTGGACTCGTCGGGAGACTAATGAGTTCATTGAGTCTTCTGCTGCAGCACAGATCAGCAATCTTGTCTTAGAACTCGAAGGTTATATCAAGGGAGAAGACAAGACACTCAAGGAGGCATATGGTCACCTTTCCAAACCAAAGGCAAGGAAGATCAAGGACTATTGCTACAAGATCCTGGAGGATGCTTGGAAGTATCATGCCGAGCGGAGACCAGGACGTAAGAAAGGTTCCAAGAATCGTCCTAAATAATACACATAGAGCAATCGGAGGTATGCCCCATGGCAGATGCATCGTTTTTGTACATTGCCTTTTTCCTCACGATTGGATCCTTCGTTCTGGGGTTTCTTGCATCCTGGAACCTCCGCAAGGTCTGGGACGAATGGAAAGAGCGTGCTGAGTACGCAGCAGTCGTGATGCACCCTGAAATGTATCAAGATGGAGAACCCGTCAACCCCGCTGACCTTCTCTACTTGACCTTCGGGGACGATGATGATATGATTGACGATGAAGATGATTGAGGTCTGATGATCCTTGTCGATATGAATCAGGTTTGCATCAGCAACCTGATGGTTTCTCTCTCCACCACGTCAAATCAAGTTGATGACGGTCTCATCCGTCACATGGTACTGAACTCCCTGTTACTCTACCGTTCTAAGTTCGGCAAAGAGTACGGGGAGTTGGTCCTTTGCTATGATAGTAAGAACTACTGGCGTCGTAAGTATTTTCAATACTACAAGTCCAACCGTAAGAAAGATCGTGAACGTTCTTCTCTTGACTGGACTGCCATCTTTGATCAGATCAATCGGATCAAAGAAGAGATTCGTACTAACATGCCCTACAAAGTTGTAGAGGTAGATGGTGCTGAAGCAGATGATGTTATTGCTATCCTGTGTAAGGATCAGGGGCATCGTAACATCCGTCTGATGAACAACATGCAACCCCCACAGAAGGTGTTGATTCTCAGTGCGGATAAAGACTTCATGCAACTGCAGAAGTATCAGTTCGTCAGTCAGTACAATCCTATTCAGAAGAAGTTCGTTGTCTCTGATGATCCCCACCAGTATGTTGCTGAACATATTCTCAAAGGCGATCGTTCTGATGGTATCCCCAACTTCCTGTCTGATGATGACACCTTTGTGAATGGTAAGAGGCAGCGTCCTCTGGGTAGGGGTAAGATTCAAACGTGGTCTGTACTTTCCCCCGAAGAGTTCTGCACTGAGCAAACTGCCAAGAACTATGAACGCAATCGCGTCCTGATTGACTTCGACTGCATCCCAAAACAGGTCGAAGAGGATGTGCTAAATAAGTACGAAACAATCCAACCACCCTCGCGTGGTGCCATGTTTACATACTTCGCTCAGAACAAACTGAACGAACTCATGAACCATATTACGGAGTTTTGAAATGAAACTGATGTTGTCCGAGATTATTCAGAAGGTACACGGGGCAAAGACAAAGGCAAAGAAGATTGAACTGCTTCGGCAGTACAACAGTCAGGTCCTGCGGTCTCTGTTCATCGTGAACTTTGATGAGTCTGTGCAGATTCGCATCCCTGAGGGCGATGTTCCCTATCGTAAGAACGAAGCACCCAAGGGCACTGAGCACACGCTGCTGGAGCATGAAGGAAGGAAACTGTATTACTTTGTTAAGGGTGGTGCAGATCAGGTTCCGAACCTGAAAATCGAATCCATGTTCATTCAGATGCTTGAAGGTCTGCATGAAGATGAGGCAGGACTTCTGATTGATGTATTCAACCGCCGACTTCACAAGAAGTATCGCATCACTAAGGCAGTGGTATCCGAGGCATTCCCCTCTATCCAGTGGGGGAACCGTAGTTGAAGAAGATCGCAGAGAACTGCGATCCATCCTTGGCCAACGACAGATCGCTACCCTATACATCTCACCTTGTTACCTATAGAGTTGACGGGGAGATACGGTATGATCTTGTTGTGGCAAACAAAAAAGTTGATGTCTTTGATTACTACTGGGATCGTTACCGTGAAGACTTCATCACCTTCCAACAGACGGAGGGTAGAGTCAACCCTAAACTTTGGAGCGCACGGAAGAAAAAATGAATGACAATGTGTACTTTAATCCTCGCAAAGCAGCAGAGGAAGTGAAGAATGAACTGCTCGCTGAACTTGACAGGCGACAAGAAGAACAAGCAAACCTTGAAGCAGGTAAGAAAACACTCATGGTTCTTGGAACCCTTGTACTTGCACCTGTATTCATGATGCTATTATGGAACTGGTTGATGCCATACTTATTTGGTCTTAAGACTATTGGATACTTCCAAGCGTTTGGTCTCCACTTCCTTGCCCGTTTGATTTTTAAGCATGATGACTAAAGTATGTTTGATCTCTGCTACTCCTGATGCAGAGAAGACGATGGGATATGTTGCTCGCGTAAGCAACCCCAACAATCAGGAAAACCCTAACGTTGCAGGTCTCCTGTCCTATTGTATCAAACATGGACACTGGAGCGTGTTTGAGCAGGCACACATGACCCTTGAGATCAACACTACCAGGGGCATCGCAGCTCAAATCCTGAGGCACCGTAGCTTCACATATCAAGAGTTTTCCCAGCGGTATGCTGATGCCTCTCTGCTGGGTGATGATATCCCTCTGCCAGAACTCCGTCGTCAGGATACCAAGAACCGTCAGAACTCCACTGCGGACCTTGATCCTATGGTTGTTGCTCGCTTCCAAGCAAAGATTGAAGAGCACTTCTATCATGCTCAGCACATCTATAAAGAGATGTTGGAAGCAGGTGTGGCAAAGGAGTGTGCTCGTTTTGTACTCCCCCTGGCAACGCCAACCCGTATCTACATGACGGGATCAGTTCGCTCATGGATCCATTACATCAATCTGCGTACTGCTAACGGTACACAGAAAGAACACATGGAGATCGCTGAACTTTGTAAGAATCATTTCATCTGTCAGTTCCCCACTGTCTCTAAGGCACTGGGTTGGTGTGAAGATGACTGTGACTGCCCTGAGAAAGATGATCATTGTTACCAATCTGCACTTCTTATACCATGAAGCAGTATCCCTATCAGATTACCTACACCCTGAACAGCACAGGGAATCGTCATCATTTTAAGAAAGTCATGGCAGCATCTCAGAATGAGGCAAAGAAACTTTTCGAGGCAGACATGCCATCGGCAAAGTATATCTGTGCCATTGCACAACCACAGAATAGGAAGTAACAATGCCTACCTACGAGTTTAGAAACAAAGAAACTAATGAGATCATTGAGGTTAGGATGTCTATTCATGATCTTGATAAATACAAGTCAGAGCATCCAGAACTAGAACGGTATCTTGGTAACCAAACCAACGGTACTACTTATGGTAAACCAAAGCAGTCGGATGGATTCAAGGATGTGATGTCCAAGATTCAACAGGCTCACCCTGGTGCTAACCTCAGTCGTTATATTTGATTATGCCTAGAGCAAAAACATTACCTCGGAAAACTGTTCCTGCTAAGAAACACTTCCGAAAGAAAGCGATTAACCTTGAACATCTGAAACAGATTGAACCACTCACTCCTAATCAGGAACGAGTGTTCAACTCTTATGCCGAAGGAAAGAACTTGGTTCTCCACGGTGCTGCGGGTACAGGTAAGACATTCATCAGTCTCTATCTTGCAATGCAAGATGTTCTCGACGAGGAATCTCCTTACGAGAAGGTATACATGGTTCGCTCTCTTGTTCCTACGAGAGAGATTGGTTTCCTTCCTGGTGACCATGAGGACAAGAGTAACTTGTACCAGATTCCGTACAAGAATATGGTGAAGTATATGTTCACCATGCCTGATGACAACAGTTTCGAGACGCTGTATGATAACCTGAGAGCACAGGAAACTGTGTCCTTCTGGTCTACCTCGTTCATTCGAGGTGTTACAATGGACAACTGTGTTATCATTGTAGACGAGTTCAGTAACCTGAACTTCCACGAACTAGACTCCATCATCACTCGTGTTGGTGAGAACTGTAAGATCATTTTCTCTGGTGACTATTCCCAGTCGGATTTGGTCAAGATAAATGAGCGTACAGGTGTGCTTGACTTCATGAAGATCATGCAGACCATGCCCTCAGTCGATGTCGTTGAGTTTGGCATCGATGATATTGTCCGTAGTGGTTTCGTCCGCGAATACCTCATCTCTAAAATCAATCTTGGATTCTGATTTATTATGACATTTGTGCACCTTGGTCCAGCGACAGAGATATCTGAGCTGGACTCTCAAACACTGCCTCAAGGGAGGTTTTACAAACTACCTGGAGGTCAGTGGGTGCCAAGTGTCACCACTGTGGTGAGTCACAACACCAAAGCAGGCATCCTAGAGTGGGAGAAGCGTGTCGGTTTTACAGAAGCAGAAAGGATTCGTCGTGTCGCTTCTTGGCGTGGGTCTCAGTATCATTCCATCGTTGAGCACTATCTAAACAATGACTTGGAGAAAACTAAAGAAGGCGAAGGTCTTCCCGTCTACCTTTTTAGGGCTGCTCGTAAGACTCTTGATCGTATTGGTCCTATTCACTGTCTCGAAACCCCTCTTCATTCTGCTCGCCTGGGGATCGCTGGTCGGGTTGATTGTATTGCTGAGTTTGATGGTGAGCTTGCTGTAATCGATTTCAAAACCACTACTAAACTTAAGAAACCTGAGCATCTGGAGAAGTTCTTCGTACAAGAAGCAGCATATGCTTACATGTATTATGAACTGACTGGTGTTGAGGTTGATAAACTGGTAACACTGTCTGTTGCTGAAGACGGACAGACTCAAGTTGAACAACGTTATGACAAGATCCCCTACATGAATACTTTGATTGACTGGATCAAGGAATACCGCTATTATGCGAGGGGGATTAACAAGTGAAGGAGATTGAAGAAAGGTTTATGACGCAAGCGAAGTTCTCTGCTCTCGTTGAGAAGACGGTGAAAGACTCCAACGGTTTGGTTAACTACATCGAAGCAGTCACATCTATTTGTGATGAGTATGAGATCGAAGTTGAAACCGCTAGCAAGTTGATCTCCAAACCTCTCAAGGATAAAATCAAATACAACGCACAACAACTTAACTACATCAAACGCACAAGCAGAGGAGTTCTTCCCCTATGACTGAAGCAAATGAGTTTTTTAACTCCGATCTCGTACGAGAGGAGATCCAAGACATCCAAAACACTTACGAAGAACTCCTGAAGATGAGCAACAAGCTTCAGGAGTTTTCTCCGCAAGAGCGATTGGATCACATCAATAAAACACTTGAGTTAATCGCTAAGCAGAAGGTGTTCTACGCCCGTCTCGCACTGGCATCGCACCACGTTGAGGAGAATCAGCGTGATGGCAGCGTGTCTGAGATGAAGGATCGTATTGACACCATGTCTCAGATGTACTCAGGTGGTCTCGACCTGACGATGGTGCTCGATCAGATGGAGAGCAAACTCAGGGAGTGGAAGTCCCAGATCCTTGAGTCGGGTCACACCTCAGAGGGTTGACGCTCGCCTAAATAGTGTGCTATCCTTACAGGGTAGTCAACCAATACAACTACACCACTCAATACGGAGAATACAAACATGTCTTTCGCATCCCTCAAAAAGTCCAGCGGTTCTTCCTTTGCCTCTCTGAACAAGGCAATCGAGAAGATGTCTTCCTCTGGTTCTAAAGTGGATGAACGCTTCTGGAAACCTGAAATGGACAAGAGCGGTAACGGTTATGCCGTGATCCGTTTCCTACCTGAGAAGGATACTGATCTGCCCTGGGCACAGGTCTGGTCTCACGCCTTCCAAGGTCCTGGTGGTTGGTACATTGAGAACTCCCTGACCACTCTCGGTCAGAAGGATCCTGTCGGTGAACTGAACCGTCAACTCTGGAACTCTGGCATCGATGCCGACAAGGAGGTTGCTCGTAAGCAGAAGCGCAAACTGTCATACTATAGCAATATATACGTCGTTCGTGACCCCCTGCACCCCGAGAACGAGGGTAAGGTGTTCCTCTACAAGTACGGCAAGAAAATCCATGATAAGATCGTTGCCGCTGCTCAACCTCAGTTTGAGGATGAGACTCCCATCAACCCCTTCGATTTCTGGAAGGGTGCTGACTTCAAACTGAAGATCACCAAGGTTGCTGGGTTCTGGAACTACGATAAGTCTGAGTTCGATCGTCCATCTACCCTTGGTAACATGACCGACGAACAACTGGAAGAGATTTACAACCAAGAGTATTCACTCAAGGAGTTCATTGATCCTTCCAACTTCAAGTCCTATGAGGAACTGGAAGCACGTCTGAGCATGGTCCTCAACAAGAAGCAGGCACGTCCTGTGGTTGAGGATGAGGAGGATGAAGAACTGTTCGCTCAGGAAACTGTCACACCTGCTGCCCCCAGTGGGTTTGGTTCTAAGGTAGAATCATTCCAACAGGAGTCGGACGAACCCGATCTCTCTTACTTTGAAGACCTCGCTGCTGAACTCTGATGAAACTCCTTGCTCTCCCCCTGCTACTGCTCACAGCATCCCCCGCTAGCGCGATAACTTGGGGAGAGTTTTGGGAACCATTCAAAGATGATCACCACCATCATCACCACCACTACGAGCGGCACCACCATCACATACCACGCCGTTCCTTCTGCTACGAAACTATTCACCATGAGGAGTACATCCCAGGTGACTACAGTAGAAGCGGAAGGTACAGACCAGGGTGGGTACGTCGTTGGACTGAGAGAGTCCAAGTGAGGTGCTGAACCAAAAACGACTTTTGATTTACAGAATACCCCGAAAAAAACTCGGGGTATTTTTTTGCCCCCAGGGTTTTTCAATAAATATCTACAGTACGAGAGGTACAAATGCTTTCTACGCAGTATCGTCTTCGTTTAGAAGGCATATGTCAGAAGATTGCTTTGGGGGAGTCTGTAGACCTCCTAGATATGATATGGGCAGAAAAACTTGGTAAGGCAAATACCAGTGCTCGTGAAATGTTGAAGAAAGCACGTCGAAGAGCTGCTAACCCAGATATGGTCGAAGGTAGCATGGACGATTTTATGAATCAAATGGGATTGGGTGATCCTGACCCTTCTAACCACCGTACAGGATTCTCTGGTGCGGATGAGATCGTAGACTGGTTCAAACAAGACAAACCCGATGATTGGAGGCAAAGAGATTGAAATCTTCCTTAATCCTTGCACTCTGCTTTACGCCGATTGCAATAATCTGGATTATGATGAAACTTGCAGTATGGTTGTCCGCTAGCATTGGTGAGGCGAAGTATGTCAAACGAGAATCCAAAAAACCACACGGACCTTATGTGGCAAATGCATATGCAGACGTTGATGAAGAGGAAGAGGAGTATGGAGATCGCACAGACTATCGATGAAGCTCTTGAAGAGTATTATTCGCTTCATGGTAAACCTGTGCCACAATGGAAAAGGCAAAAAGATCCCCAATGGTGGATAGACTACCTTATTTCCCTAGGACTTGACAAACGGAATCCATAGGGTATATACTATTGAGAGAATGACGCACATTATGCACTATCGTCCGTATTCGCCAGAATGGCATCGATATCGCTATTTGAAGGAAGCGATCGATAAGTACCTAGATGACGGTATTGACCCAACCTTCATTATGGACGATATCCGCGATATCCTCCATATTCGCTCTGAAACCGCATATGACGAGTTTCAGCGAATCAACCAGTTGGAGCATTACCTCAGTAGCCAGAACCTGACGAACCAGAGCTAGTATCTGTAGATGCAGCAGTAGAACTGGAATCCTGTGTTCCTGCAGCAACGCCAGAAGAAGTAATCGTATCAGATACCGCTTCTTGGACTGCAAAGATGACTGCTGCAGATCCAGCAGTCTTAGCAAATGTTTTATCTGCGAAGTCTTGCTGAGGAACAGTCTTAGTGACTGCATCACGACCAATATCGGTACTATAGACTTCTTTCTCCTTGATATAGTTGTTGTCGATAACGTCAAACGTCTTCTTGATCGTTTCTTCGTCAAGTTCTTCGTTTGGTAGATATTCGACCAGTTCGCTAAACTCCGCAATGAAGTTAGAGAGGTATTGGGGTTTTAGAAGGTAGATATTGCGTTTATAGTCGTTTTGCTCGATTTCGTAATCGTAGTTTGAGACGGGTCTGACGCATTCCGAAACAGGTCTGACCACACCATGACTATCGGTGTATTGATAGTTAAAGTTACACTCCACACCTGCAGGTATAAGAACAGTTCCCTTAGAATCGGTGATTTCAAGGGTTTCGTAGTGATGAACTGAACCTGCATCATCACCATACTTATTTTGCACATGAGTCATGAGTTCATCCTCATGCATTGGCCATTCGTTGTAGATATTGATGATATTATTGGCAATAAGCACAGTCCAGTCTAACTGAGGGTCACCATATGCCTTGTTGGCAACCTCATCGGGTCTTTCGTTAGCACCAATAGAATACTGCTGGAAACCAAGCACCGCACCAGAGAGATCATCTCTGATTTTGATGCGACGGAAGATATTCTTTGCTTGAATATACGGATCTACGCCTTGCTTGAAAAAACTGTCAAGACGAACGTATACGTCAGGTAGATATGAAAAGTATGTGCTCATCTTAGCATTTCGCGTGTAAGGAAGGCAGTTTCGTTGAACTGAAGGGACAGTTCGTATGCGGTCGGACCATAATCATAGGTGTCGTTCTTAGAATCACCATTTTTCAAGGTATTCAGGTGACCGTCAGGGGTCATGTTCACTGACATGTTGGTTAGAACGCATTTTGTCGGGAACTGCATCAGGAACGACAATGTTTCAGGAGGTGCCATGTCATCGTCCAGAGTTTCATTCGCACCTTTGTATCTGACAATGCTCAACTGGAAGAAGTCGGGGATGGTCAACCAACGATCGCCTCTACCGCGACCACTATCAATCTGTGAGAATATATCGTTACCACCAGCATCACCACCACCTGAGGTACCAGGGAGCATAGACACACGCAGGGACTGGATGATCTTGGTGATTGATACTACATCTTGAGGACTTCTGGGGACCAGTTTGAAGTTGAAGGTGTGAGTTCTATAGTCAACACCCTGGAATGTGGTCTCTTCATAAGGGTTCATGATTGCTCTCTTAGCAAGAGCAGCAAGGTCATTAGCAGTAATGTTGCTGTTTCCCATATTTGCAATGTTCATGGCACTCGCTGCCACGTTACCTGCTATTTGGGTTTTGCCTTGTTCTGCTGCTTGGGAGATCATAGTGCCAGCATCTTGAGTATTCCCCTGCTGGAACATTTGTGTACCAGCAATACCAGCAGCACCAAGACCCACTTGGTTGTATTTTGTGGTATACTGTTCACTTAAGTTCGCAGGAAGATATAGAAAGATAGATTCTTTCGATTTACCTTTCGATCTTCCTGTTCCCGCTCCACTACCTACATAGTTATACGGACTTGTCTTCCTGGAATCGAAGATATCGATTTTCAGGTAGTCCATCGCTTCAGTTGGAAACGATGCTGTGTTTCCAATCGCTTTTCTGCTACTTACCGAACTGGTGCCGAGCGGTTTTACTCTCGGGAATACTAATGCCATGAGTTACTCTGGAAGGTTTAGACCATCACATACTCAAAAATATAAGGGGGATCCTACAAACATTATTTATCGTAGTTTGTGGGAAAGAAAGTTCATGGTTTGGTGCGACAAAAATGACAATGTTCTTGAATGGGGTTCGGAAGAAATCGTTATCCCCTATGTTAGTCCTGTTGACAATCGGATTCATCGCTATTATCCAGACTTCTACGTCAGAGCACGGACCAGGAGTGGAAGGATTGAGAAGTTCATTATTGAAGTTAAACCAAAGTCGCAGATACATCCCCCCAAAAAACAAAAAAGGGTAACGAAGAAATACCTGACTGAGGTCAAAACCTATGCTGTCAACGAAGCGAAGTGGAAGGCAGCAGAAGAGTATTGTGCTGATCGCAGAATGAGTTTTATGATACTCACCGAAAAGGAACTCAAGGTATGAGCATTTACACAGATGTATTGGATGCCACAGGAAGCAAAAGAAGATCACGTCCTTGGTACCGTGATCAAGTCCGCTCTCTACTTGAACCTTTGGATCGTTTGCCTGCTGTTGGCGATGTGGTTTTCTACAACTACAGTGCCCAAACAGCAGAAAAACTAAAGTTTTGGGATAAGTTCCCCATGACACTAATCACAGACATTAGTCTTGCTGACAACAGGTTTGAGGGAGGCAATCTACACTACTTAAGACCTACAACAAGGATCACCGTAGGAGCATCAATCAAGGCGGGAGGAATGTCATATCCTCGTCGCTGCCATCATAAATACTTCTTAAGTGCGGCGGGATCTATGTATTTGGTCCCCAAAGAGGAACTGGACAGTATTGGCAAACTGCCACTAGAACAGTTCACAACTACTGTTATGGGTCGGCAAATCGACATACCTAGTTCTCACGTTTGGAGTAGATTATAGTGCCATATTCAGCACCAAACTCATTTACAGAGTTTAGAGATTGGATCCGTAGCGGTGGAGCAGAACCCGCACGTTCCAACCTATATTCTGTGTTTGTGGGTCTGCCCCGTTGTGTTCGTGCCGCTGGGTTCAGTGAGTTTCGTACCTGGACCGAGTATGTGAACTTTGCTGCTGATGATGTAACCGTACCTAGCAGACAGATCACTACTGCACAGGTCAAAGACTTTGGTATGCAGCGCAACTATGCCACAGGTCAGGTTAACAGTCCTATCACCGTTTCCTTCCTGGTGACTAAGGATCTGATGATGCGACATGTATTTGAACTGTGGATGAATAGTGCTGCAGGTGACCAAGAGAACCGCACATCATTTTACGATCAATACACTACCAACATCATCATCCAGAAGTGGGAGTTGGGGAGTAACGTTGTATATAAAGATCACAGGGATCCTAGGATTCAGCAGAGATTGAATCGTTGTACTGGTGCTTGGCAACTGATTGGTGCATTCCCAACCAACATCAGTGTGATGCAACTCAACAACGAGGCAACAAGTCTCATGAAGATGGACATTGAGTTCAGTTATGAAAGATACAGATTTGATCAGGTTCTTGAGAACCTTGGTTGGGCAAATATGCCTGATAAGTATATTGATCTTTTCACTCAGGCAGGTGTCAGTCTTGGTGTTCTCAACGATATTGGAATCGGCGGAGATTACGGTCAAAACGAAGTAAATGACTACGGGATTTAACCGCTAAATACCTATACTGAAGTCGTAATGCCACATTATGCCCTTACCTAAACTTGTTGTACCTGAATATACATGTACACTTCCTATATCGGGTAGAAAGGTCAAATACAGACCTTTTCTAGTCAAAGAAGAAAAACTCTTGTATCTCGCCATGGAGTCCCAAAAGGAATCCGAGATGGTGAGTGCAGTAAAGACCATTATCAAAAACTGCACTGATATCAAAAAAGATATCGACAAACTCCCCACCTTTGAGATTGAATATATCTTCCTTCGCATTCGCGCAAAGGCAGTTGGTGAGGTGAGTGAGTTTGTTGTCACATGTCCAGATGATAATGAGACAACCGTGGAAGTTCGTCTTCCTCTGGAACAGATTGATGTTGTTGTTGATCCAGATCATACCAATATGATTGACCTGGGTGGTGACATCAAAATGGAAATGAAGTATCCGTCCGTGGATGTGTTCATCGACCAGAACATGAAGGATAATCCTAACATCGAGGATATGTTCAAACTCGCAGCATCATGTATCGATAAGGTATATGACGCTGAAGAGATCTACGAGTCTTTCACACAGAAAGAAGCACTGGATTTCTTGGGTGAGTTGAACTCTGAGCAGTTCCAACAGGTTCAGAAGTTCTTCGACACGATTCCCAAACTGAAGCATGATCTTGTGGTTACTAACCCCAAGACTAAGGTCGAAAGCACTATTCCTCTTGAGGGTCTTGCTGCTTTTTTCGGATAGCACTCATGCATGACAACCTTATGAACATGTATAAGGTTAACTTTGCTTTGATGCAGCATCACAAGTACAGTCTAACTGAACTTGAAGATATGATCCCCTGGGAACGTGATGTATATGTGAACTTACTTATCGCTCACCTTCAAGAAGAGGAGCGTAGGCAAAAGGCACAAAATAGACAATCACTCTAATGGCAAAAATAAAAGTCAGAGAATATGTTGCGGTGCGTCCTCCTAAGGATAGCACAGGACTTTCTGTGGGTTTTACTAGCACTATTAGACAGGTTAACCGTCTAGGCACCACTCTTACGGGGATTGGCAGAAGCATTGGTCAAATCCACACATTGCATGAGTTCTCGGAAGAGTGGTTGGACAGTTCGGGTGACCGACGTTCAAGAAAGATTCGTCGTGACGATAATCAAGCACACAAACGCTGGTTAGAAAAAGGACGAGTCGAGGAGAAGTTAAAGAATAAGAAGCAAGACCAAGATGCAGAGGATGCACAGGAATCCGATGCTGATGGTGAAGAAGTTATTGATGAGAGTAAACTCAAAGATAACGTAAGAAAGGAGAAGGGGGGTCGTCTTAAGGGATTCCTCGGTCTCTTTAAGGCGATCGGCGGTCTACTTGCACCGTTTATTGCTCAACTAGGACTATTTGCTGGACTTGACTGGGTATCTAAGAACCCTGAGAAAGTTCAGAAAGTTATCGACTTCCTCGTTGGATGGGGTAAGTTCGGATATAAGATATTGTCGTTTGGTATCGACAAGTTCCTGACTGGGGTCACTGACCTCATGGGAGCAGGCGATCCAAATAAGACAGTGGGTGAGCGAATCTGGGCTGGTGTCAAGGGCATCGGCGGACTCATCGTGGGTCTGGGTGGTCTATGGGCTGCTTCTAGGGTGTTCATGCCTTGGAAGTTGATCAATGACACCAGACGTTTCATGCAACTCTGGGATATTTTCAATGCTCAGGGTGAGGATCGGGATCAACAACGTGATCGCCCCAACCGCCGCCAACGCCCCACAAGACGCCAAAGAACAGCAAGAGCATCCAAGGCAGCGAGACAGAGATATGCTCGCCGCTATGGTGGTGACGCTGCCCGTAGAAGATTCCAAGGGAATGTAAAAGGCAGAGGTCCGCTCAATAAGATGCGTGCCACTGCGAGTAAAATAAACCAGGGTGCGAAAAAGTTATCTGGCGGTCTTAAGAAACTGACTGGAAAACTTGGTAGGATGAAAGGTCTTACCAAGGGTTTGACCAGGATTGCTGGACCCGCCATGGCAGTCCTGAGTGGTGTGAATGCCTATCAGGATGCACTTGCAGCAGGTAAAACAAACAGTGAAGCGGTTGGTATTGGTGTAGGTAAGGCAGCAGGAGGCACGCTTGGTGCCGTTGTCGGTACTGCACTGCTTGGTCCATTCCTCGGTCCCTTTGCTCCCATCATCGGTGGTATTATCGGTGACTGGTTAGGTGGTTGGGCAGGCGAAAAACTTGGACCTATTGTAGAGAAGGCGTTTAAGAAAGTCTTCGAGTTCTTGAAGAAGGCAAAGACCTTTATCAAGGACACCATCAAGAAGGTGTTGAATATCCAACTGAAGTTTATCAAACCCTTCCTTGACTTCACCTTCTATTGGGTTGATCTCCTCGCTGATGCGGTAGATCAACTTAACAAGTTTAATGACTTTATTATGAACGCTGTTCTTGACAGCGTTATTGAAACCATTACTAATATCATTGGTGGTGCTCAGTTCCTGGCAAATAAAGCAGGACAAGCATGGAATGCCATCACAGGATTCTTTGGATTCTCTCAGGGTGGTCCAGTTACCAATAAGAACCAAGTATACAGAGAGGTTCACCAAAGAAAGAGAACAGAACAGAATAAGTTACCCAAGAAGGCATCGGGTGGTAAGATCCGTGCTTGGTACACCACTGGTACTGGTGGTAAATCTAAGAAGTTGCCCATGGGTAAGGAGATTAGCTATGGAATGCTCTACCCGCACCATAGTCAACCTACGACATTCAGATCGTATGGTTCTCACAAGATTGGTTATCCCAAGGACTACAACTTCAGTAACACCACAAGTGGTGATCCTTGGCCCTCTTCTGGTAGAGATGTAGGCATCCCAACTCCACTGGATGCTGAGGTTATCTATAAAGATCCCACATCTCGTTCTGGTGGTTACGGTAACACCGTGGTCGTCAAGACGAAGCAGGGGTTCATGCAGTATTCTCACCTGCATTCGTTTGGTAACTTCAGACCTGGGGATAAGATCAAAGCAGGTACGATTGTTGGTGGTCAGGGTGACACAGGCACACCTGGATCTTGGCACCTGCATATGAACGCACCCAAGAGATTGCATGAGGTATTCTCAAACTATATCTCTATGGGTAAACCTGTCAGTGGTAGCACTGGCAAAACTCCTTCTCAGGAAGAAGACGGAACCGAATCTCAAACTGATAGTGGAGCGGCATCGGCAGGACCGTCGATGGACTTGTCCTTCTTGAAAGGTGGAATCATTGGCAATGATCCAATGGCAGCAGGTCAAGAGTCTGAATACTTCGGATCTCTGGAATCTGCAGTTGGCGCTATCAGTCCGACCGCCTCTAGTGGAGCACTAAATAAGGTTGGGTCCTTGTCTGTATTTAGCAGTCAACAATCTATGAATAGGGCACTTGCCCCTGGTGGAAGCACCATTATGATTCAGCAGATTCGCAACGCTGCTAATGGTTCAACACAGTCGGTGATTGTGTCTCAACCAAACCCATCACCGTTAATCAATAAGTGTTAATAGATGGCAAACGCACCAACAGGAGTACCAAGAGCTAAACTCTTTAAGATGATCTCCACTAAGGGGATCTCTAAGAGATCAGTGACCAACAGCGATTTCGGCACACTTATCGACGTGCAGAACTCTGGTTTCATGCAGATGGGCAAGGCACTGAATAGCATTGGTGCGTCTGTTAATAGTATTGCTATCATGCTGGAAGGCATGAATGCATCCTTCCGAGATTCTGTTCAGGCACAGATCAAATCTCAAGAGAAGATTGCGGATGCTCAGGATGATGCTGAGAAAGCAGCACGAGTAAGAGAAGAGAAAGATATTAGGGCAAAGAGAAAGGAAGCAGGTAGACAAGCAGACGATCTTGCGGAAGCGAAACAAGAGAATAGATTTGCCAAGGCGGCAGGCAAGGTTGGTTTTGCTGCTGGTCTAGTTGTAGGTAAGGTGGCGAACGGGTTAATGAACCTGTTGGCAAACCTAGGTTCGTTGTTTATGAACCTAGTTGGATTTGCTGCACTAGACTGGATATCAAAGAATCCAGAAAAAGTACAGAAGATAACTGACTTCATAGTCACCGCAGGTAAGTTTATATACAACATTGCCTCATGGTTGGCTGGTGTTGCCTTGGATGGCATCACTGAGTTTATGGAGAACCCATGGTCCTTGAAGGGATTGTTGGGTATTGGTAAGTTCTTCTTGGTTCTTGGAGCAGTATTTGCGGGACCAACACTTGCCAAACTTGGTCTGAAACTACTCCTTAAGGGTGGTTTCAAACTTATCATTAAACCAGTCTTCCAACTCTTAAAGGGGGTTGGAAAACTACTCTTCAATATGGGGAAGGTTGCCGCTAAAGGCATCTTCAAAGCAGGTAAGTTTTTAGTCAAGAATCCTAAAGTTGCTCTAGGTCTTGGGGTTGCTGCGGGTATTGGATTCCTCGCTAAGCAGGCGTATGACGCCAACCAACCCGACACTGGAGTAGAGAAAGGCAAGTCTCAAGCAGAAGAGACGAATGCCTTTGGTGGTATGATTGGTGACCCGATGTCTATGCTGGCAATGCCAGACATAAACTTCGAGGACATTGAAATGCCCGAAATGCCTGACCTCACGGCAGGCATGGATCCAAAGGTACTGGAAGAACTTGCACAGAAGCAAGTAGCAGAGAAACTGATGTACTCTGCTGATGAGATTAAGCAGCAGACTGAGGACGATTCCCAGAAAGCAGCAGAATCTCAGAAGAAGAAAGGTGGCGACTTCTGGAATGCTCTGAAACCCATTTTCCAACCCATCATTGACTTGTTCAATGGTGTGAAGGATATGTTCATGAAGGTCGTTGGATTCTTCAAGAGCGAACTTGACGACACTATTGGTTTCTTTGGTGAACTGTTCGGAACCGTCAAGGAGTTCATCTCTCCTTACGTCGATAAACTAAAGCGATTGGGTGGTGGTCTTCTCAAGACTATCTTCCGCCCGTATATCACGATGTTTACGGCGGTCCAGAAAGTTCTGGAGATGTTCAAGAAGAAAGATGATGAGAAGAAAAACAATGAGATGGCAAGGGGTGGTCCTCTGCCACAGAAAGCGAAAGGTGGATGGATCAGCGGTCCCCAGTCGGGATATCCTGTCTCACTCTCAGGTAACGGCGTAGATTTTATCGGTCACGGTACCGAATGGGTTGGCATGAAGGGATATGCCAGCGGTGGATCTGCATTCGTTATTCCATTTGACACCCCTGCAACTAGAGCAAACCCAGGTCTCACCAACCAACGTTGGGGTGAGGCAATGCGTGGTGGTTACCAGTTGCCTGGTTTTGCCGATGGTGGTGTGTTTGACTTCGCCAAGAAAATGATCAAGATCCACGAGGGATCTAACATCGTTGGTGGTAGACACAAAGCATATAAGGATAGCGAGGGATACCCGACGATTGGTTATGGTCACATGATCAAACCAGGCGACGGATACAGCATGGGATCTGTCATCTCCCAGGCAGAGGCAAATAAACTGTTTGATAAAGACTTCAAACACCACCTTGCACAGGCACAAAGAATCCCTGGATACAAGAAAGCACACCCACAGGCAAAGGCAGCACTGATTGACCTTGCCTTCAACATGGGTGGTGGATTCTATAAGGACTTCCCTAAGTTCACTGCAGCACTCAAAGCAGGAAACTACGAGAGAGCAGGTGAGGAACTCAGGGATAGTGCATGGTACTCTCAGGTAGGACGTAGAGCAGCGCCGATCATCAATCTGATCAAGGGTAAGGGCACTGGTGGTGCATCTCATCTTAGAAGTCTTAAGGCACCTGCTAACACTGGTACAGGTGGTGATCAACTGTCATCCCTGCAGCAGGGGCAGGAAGCACGCATTGAGTCTGCTTCTGCATCCCGTAGTCAAACAACTGTCGCACAGGCACCTACAGTCACCCAGAAGGCGCAAGGAAGCAATGGTGGGCAATCTGATGGTGGTAAACCTGCATTTGTGGGTCTGCCTCAGCGTGAACAGGCTGCCGCTAAATACATGATACCTAGGTTTGGTCTGATGAACGAGATCAACACACCACCCACGATGTTAACGTAATATGGCAGAAGCAAGGGGTTACGAACTAAAAGATCTAACCATTACGATTCCTAAAACGGGTGGCAACCGACAGGCGACTGGTGACATTGCTGCGAGATTCAAGAAAGATGCAAAGAACTCTTTCGATCTCAGACAAGTTGCTGCAAGTTTCACATGGTATGAATCTGTTGACTCACCGTTCTGCAGACTAGACATTGCTGTTATTGAATCTGTTGACTTTCTCAACCTCTTGAGGGGTGGTGAGATTATTCACCTAGAGATCGTAACAGATGCATCTAAGGGTCAATCACTAAAGTGGGAAGGACAAGTATTTAAGGTCGCTGATGTTGTCAAGACTGAGAGAACATGTTCTTACAACCTACACTGTGTAAGCACAGAGTCATTCAATAATGAAGTGAACCGAGTGTTTGGTTCTTTTGGTCCTGCTACCAAGACTGGTCAAAAGAAAGAGAATATTGTTGCACATGTCATCAAAGATCATCTGCAGGGGCAGAAAAAACTGAAGCATAAGGGTGCTATTGAACCACACTCCAAGATTAACTTCGTTGCTCCCAACTGGAGACCTGTGGATCTTCTGAACTATATGTGCGATAAGGTTACCAGATCCAACAAAGGCAAAGGTAGCGAAACACAATCAGGATTTCTGTTCTATGAGAATCGTAAGGGTTTCAACTTCCACAGCATCGACTATCTCTGCGAGCAACCACCTGTCGAGTTTGAATATGTGTACGAGCAAAGCAATGTGCAAGAAAGTGACACCGAACGTAACTACTATCTCATCAACAACATCGCTTTCCCTGACCGCACACACATCCTGGAAAAGTTAAGAACAGGCACAATCTATAACGTTACTGCAGGTATTATGATGCCTGTTATGACCCGCTCAGCAGTATCTCAGGACACCTCTGGCGGTGGTGGTGGAACTATTACTGGACCTAGAGAATCGAAATATAGTGCCATGTTTGGTAAGATGTCAACCCTAGAGAAGGGTAATCCGATGGCATTTATGAAGGAATATGAAGACTATTTTCCTTCTCGTGCCAAGTTAAGAATCCTCCCTGGATTGAAAGATCAGAAGGAGCAGAATGGTAGACCTGCAGGTGATCCAACAGCAGGTGCACCTACCGCTGACGGGGATACTCTGGAGGTTGGAACCTATGCAATGGCACGCTACGAGGCAATCAGAGCAATCTGTTTGAGGATTGAGGTACCTGGAAATACTGCACTTGCAGCAGGAGATGTTCTCAAGGTTTTGATTCCCCTAGGTCGTTCTGAAGGCAACAAAGTGGAAGAAGATAAGACCTATTCTGGTAAGTATTTGGTTGCTGGAATCGCTCACACATGGACGAAAGAAGGTGTTAGCACTACTCTAGAACTGATTAGAGACAGTGTTAAGGGATAAATAGTATCGTACTAATACTTTATTACCATGGAAAACATCGAGAAGCACATCGAGTCAGATCGTGCTGAGTTGATGGATCCCACAATCTCTGCTCAGCGTCGTCGTCACATTGAAGGCGAACTAGCAGAACTAGAAGCGTACGCTGAGAATCATAAAGAAGAGATTGCTGCTGGAGACCATCACGATCCCAACCCACTAGAACTCTATTGCGACTCCAATCCTGATGCCGACGAGTGCCGCGTCTACGACGTATAGCTTGACAAGATTCCAATAAATGATTATGATTAACACTGTGAGGGTTCAAAGGAATGGCTCTAGAGCTTATTGAGATTAACCACCCTAAGAGTTTCATCGCTGGGGCAAAGATTGACCCCTTGATTTGTGATGGAGTCATTGATTTCTTCAATGAATGTGACTACTTAGAAAAAGAACCTGGGCACACGGGTGCTGGAGTCAACCCAAGTGTCAAGGATTCTATTGACATGACCATCCCAGTGCATCTTAGGGATCCTAGGATTCAGACATATATTGAAGCACTGGCAGAAGCAACGATCACATATATTTCAAAGTATCCTGGGTTTGGAAAGATTTCCTGGGATCTCATTACGCCATTTAACATTCAACAATATCCTCCTGGTGGGGGTTATTTTGCTATGCACACTGAGAAGATGACTAACGAGGTTGCATCTCAGCATCGTGTCATGGCATGGATGACTTATCTAAATACAGTGGAAGAAGGTGGGCACACATATTTCCCACTGCAAGAGGCAATGATCAAACCTGTGAAGGGATTGACATTACTATGGCCTGCTGATTGGACACATTTCCATCAGGGAAAGGTTGCACCAAATGAAACGAAAATGATTGTGACTGGTTGGTATGATTATGTGGCATCAGATGGTGCTGGGGCACTACAGCAACAAACGCCAAGCGCAGAGTAATCCCTCTGCATGGCCCCACATCCATGTAAGATATTCTGAGAACGAAGATGGTACGATAGACTTTAAGTCTTGGTATAAGTATCAAGGTGAAAACACGCCATATCGACACTTTCGTATAGAATATAGATATGATAGGCATTTGAACTGCTTCACTACATCAACTAACCTGAAGACTGACGAAGCGTCATGTCCCTTTCAGTGGGGATTCTTTGATGGTTGGTGGTGGGGTGAACCGCAGGGTGACTGTATCCTACGGGATACGAAAGTTATCTCTCATGTTCGATTCAACGGTGAAGAATATCGGTCTAGAGATACAGGTGTGGATCCGAAGACTGGTGAGTTTCGTTGGGGTTTGGACATCTCTGATGATCCATCGAAAGAGTTCCGATTTGTCAAGATAAATAATCCGTAAAAAGACATTCGTTCATGGAAGGACTACAAGGATACAGGACTGACTTTGCAGGTCGTGATGGATTTGTCTGGTGGGTAGGTGAGGTTGAGAACATCGACGACCCGTCCCAACTTGGGCGTGTCAAGGTGCGTATCGTTGGTTGGTACACTGGTAACAAATCCAATAAAGGTGCTGATTCATATACCAAAACACTTCCTACAGAAAACCTTCCGTGGGCAACAGTCCTTCTGCCTACAGATAAAGCTCAGATCAAGGGCACGGGTTCTACTACAGAACTGCAACCTGGCGCATTTGTTATGGGTTTCTTCCTGGATGGGGATGAAGCACAACTACCTGTGGTCATGGGTGCATTCCGTGGTTTCAAGCAGGCAGATGATCAGAAGTCTGCATCTGGTAAAGGCAAGGGTGCTCAGGAGACCACCAAGGCAACTACCATTGCTGCAATCGACAACGCTCAAAAGCACGAGACCAATACACCTCAGCAAGCAACCATGGCAGGGGAGAAGAACCATGGTGGTGCACCGTTTGCTAAGGATCAGCAACAGTCAGTTGCATCTCCTGCTGGTGCAGTAGAGGAAGCACGCGGTGGTGGTATTACCAGTGCTGAAGCATGTACTCCTGGTAACGCAGTTAGTAACCCACTCAAACCACCCACCGAGTCTCAGGAAGTGGCGGACGGTGCGAACGGTCCTGCTGGTGAGGGATTTGAGAAAGGTCTGACCCGTATGCTCACAGAGTTGGGCACTATGGCAGCATCGATTGCTAGTGGTAGTGACGGTCAGTTCATCTCACTGATTACTGGTAAGAGAATCAATGGTGACAAGATTCTTGAGCACCTAGGTAATCTTGCAAACTATATCTCTTCTGGTATCTCTGCAATCCTCGCACCACTGAAAGAGTTCTTGGCGGAGATTACGGTCCAGATCATCAACGCAATCGTTAAGATTATTTCCTCGTTCATTCCCCTGTCTATCTTCCTGGCGATTCTGGATCTAATCAGTTTCATTCTGGATCTGTTCTGTTTACCACACCCACAGTGGTTAAGTATAGTGCAGTCAGCACTAACAGACATCACTGGATTTGCTGACCAGATCGTTGGTATGGTGGTGTCTCAGGTTAGTAACGTTGTATCTTCCATCGTTTCTAAAGTTCAGGGCATCACTGATAGGATCCTTTCTAACATCAATCAGACGATTCAGAAAGTACGAGACGTTGCACAGGTTGTGGTCTCTGCTGTCAACTCTTTGAAGCAGGGTGTTGAGTTTATCGGTAAGGCAGCATCCACTCTGCAAATGCTATTCAAGGTTGACTTCACCAAACTGGATTGGGGTTCTCTGATTGCTATCTTGAAAGCACTTCTTGGTCTGCTATTCCAGAAAGACTGTGGACGAAAGATCAAGAAACCAAAAGCGAAACAATGGTTCCCACTATTAGGTAGTACCACTTGTGATGACGTATCGGAGTTCGTTACTGGTATGGGTGGTGGGGGTGCTAGTCTCCCAACCAGTCTAAAAGAGTGGAATGATTCCACATCATCGGCAGGATATGTTGATAACCTATTTAAGGGAATCAATACTCGTGTGATGGAGGTTCAGTCCTTCCTTGATGGTTCGCGTGTCATTCACAACGCAACTAAGGGTAAGGAATGGGCAGCAACACAGGGTCCTGGTGGTGTATCTAACTTCCAAGATAACCAAGGTAACCAGCACACCAGTGTTCCTAATAATGAAACTAAGATCATTGCAAGGGACAAGTGCACCACAGTTAAGAAGAACCGAATCGATACTATCGAGGGTGACTACTACCTGAAGGTGCATGGTAACTGGCACATTGAGGTTGAGGGTGCAATCAACAACTCTCAGGGTAATGGTCCTCAGGCATCTGCCTCTGGTAGCAGCAAACCAACTGCAAAGGTTGGTGACTCTGGTTCTTCTACAAGTGGTGGTAGCACATCTACATCTGACAACACCCAGAACATGATCATCAGTGCTACTGATTTGGTCAGCATGAAGGGTAGAATCGAATCACTGGAGGAACGTATTCGCAGAGAAGATGAGGAGTTCTACTCCAATCTGAAACCCATCAATCCTCCTAGTGGTGTAGGTGTTTGCACACCTCAGATGAAGTACACCAATCTTGCAACATCTGTTGACGATGACAACGAGCAGAAGTCTGCAGATCGTAAGTCTGGTGACCACAACATCGCATACTCTGGTGACGTTCGTATTCAAGGTAACCAAGTTAGTATCAACGCTATTTCTAACCTGAAACTGAACGGCAACCAGATCAAGATGGAAGGCAACAACATCGGCATCACTGCTGATGGTGAGATTACACAGGAAGCAAACTGGATTACATCGTTCCTGAACTGTGGACGATTTGAGTTTGTGGCACTGTTTAATCCTCTTGCCGCTATCTCGGGTCAGTTCAACATCGTGAAGGGTGCGATCATCGATGTTACAACTGACCTCCCTTTCCCTGGTGCTACACCTCCCGCACACGTCCGCATGTCGGTGGCACAGTCAATGCCCACCACCATGGCAGACATCATCACTGGATCCTCTGCTGGTGTGCACTTCACCTTCGTGGCATCTCCCACTGGTGGCATCGGTGAGATCGTGGCATCCAGCAGCGGTGCTATCGTGAACCAAGTCACCACTGGTCTGGCATCCTACGGCGTGGGCACTGGTTTCATGGCAACGGGTTGTGCGGTCGGACCCCATCAGGTCTACGGTCTGCCCCTGCTGCTTAACTAACTGGCACACTGGGGTTGCGAATCCCACACACACTTGCTATGATATGGGGTAACGAGGTTCCCCCCTATGTCTGACAACTCTCTGCTCCAACACTGCTGGATCCACGTTTCCCAACGTCGGATCGTTCTTCAAGATGACGAAGGTTATCAGGAGGAGATCCAATGGAAGTTCGATAGTGAAGGTAGCGAAGGGTTCAGCGAGACTATCGAAAACATCAGGGCAGCAGTCCCTGAAGAAGATCTCTGTTTTGTCCTATGAACAACGTAATCGAAGTAACCGAACAAGAAGCACAAGAGAACTTTGACTTCCTGTTCAACCTTGTCTGTCGTGGTACTTCCATCAAAATCATTCGAGAAAATGGCACACGAGTGATGATGGTACCTCTTCCCACTTACAAGGAAGCAACCTCTTTCAATCCTCCTATTGGCGGAGACTTTACCCTGCCCACCGATCCTGAATCATTTGTTGACCCCGTAGCTACCCGAGATTATGTCCGAGAACAACTCCAAGAAATGCAGACAGAACTTGAATCTTGACATCAAGATCTGGTATAGTGAGATCGATTGTCTATTTCACTGGACGCTAATCTCACACGAACAGCATTTTAAGGTTGGTAAGTGTGCTACAGTTTCTGAATGTCTTTATGAGATTGAGCACTACTCCGAAGTGATTATGCACGAGGAGACCGCTCGTGTACATAAATAATCTCGTACAGGTGTAGGACTATGGTAAAGTATAAGATCCATAGTGGTTTCGGACTTCTAGAGAACGTCGGTATCGTCAAGTTCTGGTTTATCAACGGAGTTCCGTTTACCTTCGATGAACTAGATGACATCAATCTAACAGTTGATGACATTCCAGAAGACCAAGCAGCAAACATATCCTATGATATGGATGCCATGTATCGATACTCCTCCTACCTAATAGAAGAAGGATGCCATCCTATTCTATTCTGTATCGATGAAATGATTGAAAACTATCAAGACATTCCTTTATGAGTAAAGAGTTTACTTTTGGAGGACTTGACAGACACTCGGTCAACATACTAAGATTACTCAGTGAACTTGAGGGGTCTTATCAACTCCTTAAGTACATGGGTTTCCAAGAAGACATGGATATAATAAATGAGATGAAGCAGAGGTATTACAAACTCTACTTCAAAACATCTAAAGAAGAACGCCAAACTAGCTCAGCTGGATAGAGCAACGGTTTTGTAAACCGTAGGTCATCGGTTCGAGTCCGATGTTTGGCTCTCGGGGGTTTAGCTCAGTTGGTAGAGCGCCTGCTTTGCAAGCAGGATGTCAGGAGTTCGAGTCTCCTAATCTCCATTCGCTATTCGCAAATAGCGAATACATTCCTCTATATCTCAAAGGAAGTGTTTCAATGGGAATGTTTGACACAATCCGTTCTTCATACAACCTTGGAAAAGGTATGGAAGGAGAACTGCAAACCAAATCTATGCATTGCTTGATGCAGGATTATTGGATATCCCCCACAGGTCAACTCTATGAGATTGACTACAGCGGAACTCAGGATTTTGTAATGGATCCTGAGAAGGATACTGCTTTCCTGAAGGGTATTACATGGGTTCCCAATGGTAACCACGGAAGGGTCAGGGCAAGCCGACACTATGGTGTTGTGGAGTGCTACCCTTCTAAATGGTCTAGAGAGGACGACTGCTTCTACACTTGCCAAATCACCTTTTGTGATGGTATGATAGTCTCAGTCGTTCACCGCAAATGTCCCTCACTCTAAAGTATCAACATCTGGACCCCTATCCTGATCCTGTCAGCATCCCTGAGCAGACGATCACTGTAGAGGTGCCGACCTCTGACTTGCATCCGTATCAGGCGATGCGTGTGTTTGCATCCTTTATGCGATCCATGGGATACTCTGACTATGAGGTCATGGATGCAGGTATGCACATTGCTACCTATGAGGACAATGATGATAGACTGGTTCAAAAAGTATTGACCGAGTATGAACTCTGCAAGAATGAGGACTACCTTGATCTCAAGTATGAGAATGCAGATCTCAAAGCAAAACTTTCTCGTGTATCGAATCCCGATGCTCCCAACTACACCGATGAAGAGATCGCTGCAATGACCTTGGAGAATACTTATGAGTTTGGACTTGATGCTTGATAAGTTTGTCGAAGCAGCAAAACTGTTGCGAGACAAATACAACGTTGACATCCAAGAAGTTCTGGAGCGTAACGAAATCATCACACCTAACAACATTAGGTGGAGGATTAAGTTAGACGATCTACTCAACGACTACGAACTACGCGATGATGTAATCGATCACTATAAGTGGAAGACCACCAAGAACAGGAAACTGGTTCAGTGTCGAGGTAACATCTATCGAAAGAGTGATGGTAAACTCATGCTGGGTGGATGGGATGGTAAGAAAGAGTATCGTGTTGTGTCAGTAACATGTAACACAATCGATGGCAAGAGAGAACCATTCAAGATGCAGTATCACACGCTAGCATTTACTCTCTACAACAAACGTTGGCCACGGACTCCAGTGGTGGACCACGATGATGACAACAAGTTGAACAACTCTGGCACCAACCTCAACGAATCTGACCACAGTGATAACAATCACAACCGTAAGAGGAATCGTAGATTGACCGAAATGCCCAAAATGCCCAAACCTGCCCCTCAGAGTCCTATCTTAAGTCTGTATAAATAGACCAGAAGAATCGTGCTGTTTCGTAGTGGCAACTAAAAGAATATCCCAGTTAGATACGATTGCGGACGGATTGGTGACAGGTGAGGCAGTTCTGCCTATTGTTATCTCCGACCCTCTGATTCCTAACAGGAAGGCAAAAGTAAACCAACTGTTCCGTGGTGTTGCTGCGGGATCTCAGTCTGCTCCTGGATTGGCGTTTGACTTGGACCGTGATACTGGTATCTACCAGTCTGCGGTTGATGAACTGGGATTGACTTTTGGTTCAACTTCGGTATACCATTCTAGAATCGCTAATACCGATGGTTCTAGTACAATAAACGCTCGTGTCATCGACACTGCTGCATCCAACTCTAACTACCAGATCTCTCCTCAGGGTTCTGGTTATTTTACTGTTAATGGTGTATCAAACTTCATCGACCAGAATACTATTTTCATCGGTGCACAAAACCCTGGCAAGAAAGTATATTTCAACGTCGATACTGTGTCTCTCCAGACTGGTACTCGCCGCCTGGATATGCCCGACTTGGGTACACTGACATCTTCAGTTCTTCTTGCTGATAACACTGTCCAGACTGTCTCTAACAAGACAATCATCATCAAGGACTCTGAACTCAGCATCATTGGTTCTTCCAACGCATCGAAAGTTGCAAAGTTTGAGGTTGACACCTGGGAATCTCCTGGTACTCACTCCTACAAACTGCCCGACTTCGGTGCTGCTGTTGTTACATCTACACTTCTTGACGATGTAACCGAGCAGGATGTGTATAACAAGAACATGGTTAATCCCACGTTCTCTAATACACCTTCTACCGATCCCAACAATCCCACACGTTACGTCATCTTTGACCAGTCAGGTCTGACTCAAGATAGAACCGTAACATTCCCTGACTTGAATGTCATCGTTGTTGGTGAGGCAGCATCACAAACACTGAGCAACAAATCATATAAAGGTGCGGTGCTTGAGGACATCGCTGATGAAACGAAGAAGATCTTCTTCAACCTCACAAACCTCAACTCAAACAGCACTCTGGACTTCACCTTCCCAGAGGGCAGTATTGCATTCCCGCTAAATAATGGCGGTAACAGTAATGTACTGGTTGCTGAGCAAGCAACTCAGATCGTTAATAACAAAATCCTTCAGAACGCGAGTTTTGATAACCCGAATGAACTGAACGGACGAGTTAATATCGATACCTCCAACATCACAGAGACAGTGAACATTCAGTTCCCTAACGCTGACGCTACACTGTTGTCCACAAACAACATTAGTGATGTTGCTATTACCTTCGGTGGTCCTCTGGCGGCACCGACATTAGGTGGTTCTATTAGACTTCAATCTTATTTCCAAGCAGGTTGGTAATCAAACATGACAGCAGGAAGACTCGCAGCAAAATATCTGTCTGCAACTACAAACACTGTAGTTTATGGTGCAGACATTGATAGCACCGCAAGTGTGATGGTGACTGCCGCCAACTGGTCTGGTGGTGCAGCAACCTATCGCTTGGCACTTAGAGATTATGATCAGATCCTGAGGGTATCTGGTCCCCAAATCAATAGCAATGGTGGTGTTGCATCTACACACCAGTTTGCTAAGGGTAACCCAGTTAGTTCATATAAACTCAAGGTAAGTCCTGGATTTACATATGATGAAGCGGTCCCTGGCACAACTATCACTACTGCACTTGGTTCTACTGCCAAACTGCTGGATGTCTACAAACCTACAGACACCATCAACTACTATGTGAAGTTTGAGGAGATCTCAGATCTCGTTTTTGCTACTGAGACTGTTGTTGGTCAACCTGTTGGTGGTGAGACAATCACTGGTGCAACTTCTGGTTTGGTTGCTACAAACCGTGGTTTCATCACTGAATCAAATCTTTCTCACGTCAACATTCCCGATGTTGGTGCTGCTGCAACTTCTATTAAAGTTTCCAGAAACACTGGTCTTGCTGATGGTCAGATTCTGACAGTTGGTCCTTCTTTCCCCCCTACTGGTCAAGCATCGACAACCGAACTGGTCACCATTGATGCATCTGGTATCAATACTACAAACAATACTCTGACTATTACTCGTGGTGCGTATGGTACTACTGCTCGTGCAGTCAAGTCTGGTGAGTTTGTAACTGCATTCACTATCTCTGCAACCACAACAACTATCAACGAGGGTGCAACCTTTGCTGCTGGTGATGTTACTCTGACTGTGACAGATTCGACTGGTTTCTTGACTGGTGCATTTATTGTTATTGACAACGAACTGTTGGAAGTTACCGACGTTAATGGTAATGATCTGACAGTTACTCGTGCAGCATATGGTACTGCTGATGTTGATCACAACGATGGTTCTACTATTACTGTTCTGACTGATTCGGGTCAGTATCTGTTGAACTACTTCACTGAGGACGAGAACGTTACCTTCGGCACAAGTAATGCAACTGCAACTCTGGGATTCAGTGTTGCCCAAAGCATTGCAATCACCCCTAGTTTCATTCTCTCTCAGACCAGTGCTGTTGCAACTGATCACGAGATTGTTGAACCGATTGCTGCAAACAACGAAAGAACATATCGTTTCGATCAGTCTGATGCTTCTAATGCTGGTCACCCACTGAAGTTCTCAGGTGATAACGAAGAAGGTTCAAACTCTCAGACAGGTACAGAATACACTGCAGGTGTTCTCAAGGTTGGTACTGCTGGATCTTCTGGTGCATATTCAGAGATCACCATTGATGACAATATCCCCACCACACTGTTTGCATTCTCCGATGCTGGTGTTGATGCTGAGGGTACTGCTAATGATAATGGTGCTGGTTTCACATTTGAACCCGTGCTTTCACCTCTTTATGAAGAGATCTATGTCTATAAAGTAGCAGGAGAATCATTCACCGCTGCTGATACATTCACTGTTGGCACTGTAACTCAAACCATTCAGCAGAATGGTAACATCCCTGGTCCTTATGGTTATGTTCATGACTGGGATGCAGATAATGCACTGTTGAAAGTATCCCTGGATATCGGATCTGCAGCGTTTGCTGATAACGATTACTTTTACACCACACCTACACAGAACAACGCAAACAGAACACTTGTTCAAGCAGTTGATGGTAAGATTCTGACGATTGCTTCTCTGAGTGGTGCTGATGCTTCTCGTGTTACTGGTTCATATGAAGCAGTTGCATGGTCAACTGATGGTTCTGGTGTAGATGCAGTCTTCAATGTTGATGTTGATGGTTCTGGCGCAGTAACCCTTACCATTGTTGATGGTGGTTCAGATTTTGTTGGTAGTAATGCTGAAACTATTACTATCAATGACTCTGTATTGGGTGCTGGTGGTGCAGCAAACGTAACATTCACTGTTGCTACTGTCACTAATGCAGTACATGTGGATGTAGATGGTGCAGAGAGTCAAGATTATCTGCTCTATGATAAGTCTATTGCTAACAACGATCAGCAACGCGATACTGCAATCGTAGTTGGTCCTGGTCAGAACTTGCTTGCATATGCTTCTGCACAAGTTGCGGTGCATGTTCAGGGGTTTGAAACTGCATCTTCGGACTATGAACTTGTTCACCTTCCGAAGGAGGTTGAAGAGGGTGGCACTCCTTCCCCCTAATAAATAGTCAAACGGCACCTAGTTGGAAACCGAATAAATGGCACTTACTCGTCTTAAGAATATCATCACGTCGAGGACGGGACGTATTATCTACGTCAACCCCGACGACTTCGATGCATCGGATGCATATGATAACAGAGGAAACTCCGCACTGCGTCCCTTTAAGACGTTGCAACGTGCCTTCCTTGAGGTGGCACGATTCTCGTATCGTGTTGGTCTGAGTAATGACGAGTTTGACGCATTCTCGATCTATCTGTATCCATCAGAGTACGTTATTGACAACCGCCCTGGGGTAACAGACTACAACTCCATTCAACCTTTTGATGCCAACACTAACTTCGATCTTACAAGTTCTGCGAATGTGCTTTACAAGTACAACTCAGCAAGTGGTGGGGTTATCGTACCGAGAGGTTGTTCTGTTATTGGTAGTGACCTCCGTCGCACTAAGATCGTACCTAAGTACGTTCCATACCCAACAACATCAGGTACCTTAGGTATCACTGCTGCCAACGAACCTACCAAGTCTTCAATCTTCTTGCTTACAGGTGCCGCATACTTCTGGCAGATGTCATTCTTCGATGGCGATAACAATGGAGTTTATTATCGTGGTGATGACATTGCAACTATTGCTCCCAACTATTCGCACCACAAACTAACTTGTTTCGAGTTTGCGACCTCTAACGATCTGGATCTGTACTACCAGAAGATCTCTAAAGGTTACGCAACTATTCCTGACTCCTCTGGTATTGTTGCTCAGGACCAGATTCAGGCACGAGTCGAAGAAAACAGAATCGTTGGTCCGATTTCTGACGAGTTTGCTGTTTCTCAGATTGTAAGAAATGGTCAAACTGCTACTGCATTCACAGTTGACGAACAAGGTAATCCTAAGAATCATGGATTCTCAGTGGGCGTTGCTGTCAATATCTCAGGTGTTACTGGACCAACTGAGCAGGATCAACTGCTTTACAATGGTTCGTTCCTGATCACATCTGCACAAGGTAACCAGTTCACCTATCAGATGGCAGCAGAACCATCAGGCAATGCTCTTGGTTCTAACATTCTCGTTAAAGTTGAGATTGATACAGTTGACTCTGCATCACCATATGTGTTTAACTGTTCATTGAGATCTGTTTGGGGCATCAATGGTATGCACGCAGATGGTTCTCGTGCAACTGGTTTCAAATCGATGGTGGTTGCACAGTTCACGGGTATCTCTCTGCAGAAAGATGACCGTGCATTTGTTCTATATAACCAGTCAACTGGTGCATATGAAGCACAAGCGCAAGGATCTGGAGCACATATTAACGGTCTGGCGAAGTTTCGTAAAGGATGGCGTCATTGCCACATTCACGCATCCAACGGCAGTTTCATTCAGGTTGTTTCTGTGTTTGCTGTGGGATTTGGTGACCATTTCTTTAGTGAGTCTGGTGGTGACCTTTCCATTACTAACTCAAACTCGAACTTTGGAAACACTTCGCTGCGTTCAAAGGGATTCTCCAGCACCGCATTCACTAAGGATAAGGCAGGTGCCATCACGCACATCATTCCACCGAAATCTCTGTCAGATGTTGTGGAGGTTCCAGTAAACTGGGTCTCTCTCGATATTGCAAAGACTCGTGCTGCTGCTAATAGTTCTAGACTGTATCTGTATGGTTATAGTGTAGAAACAGCACCCCCGCCGTCTAAGGTTCAGGGTTACACAATCGGTGCTCGTAGAGATTCTGCATCACTTCCCGACCAAGTATTTGTGCTCCTGAAAGCATCGGGTGCTGCTGATCCTACAACTCACTATGCACATATCAATCCCGCTGGTCCTCAAGTAACAGGTACAAAACCCAACGATATTGAAGGTCTGAACCCTATCAAGTGGGACCCTGCACAGAATAACTGGTATATTCAAGTTGATCCCAACAACAATACAATCTATACCACACTTCTGGCGAACTCGTTGTATCAGAACTTGGCATTCTCTCCGCCGAGTTTCATTCGTCGTGTTCCCGACCCCCGTAACCTTGTTGACAGAACATATCGTTTCCGTTATGTACTGGACAAGGATGCATTCCCCGTTCCTCGTGAACCCATCACTGGTTTCGTTCTGCAACCTAGATCGTCAGAAACTAACTCACCTTCATATAGCAAGGTGTACTACATCTACGCTGTAGAAACATTCCAAGAGTTTGTTCGTGGTGAAGCAGATGGTATCTATTACCTGACACTTCTGTCTGCGTCGGTTACTCCTTCCACGGATAACTTTAACGACATGGCATTCTCTCAGAAGACACAGGATGTTTATCCTGCATTCGATAGAGATAACCCTGCTGCTGATCCTGCTGCTGCTGTGTCTGTTGCTGACAACGAGACTATTGGTCTGGTTAAGACAACTGACGGTGCCACACCTACACCCAATGTTGACACACTGCGTTCTGTTACTAGAGAAGCAGCACAGTTCTTCCTGCTTGAAGGTGAGAATAACCTGGGATACAACACTATATCTAACACACTGAATAGTGTTTCTGTTACTGCACGTCTGGGTGACGAAGAAGAACGTAAGATTGCACTGAAACTGAATGCTGACCAGTCAGTCGCACCTCTGCTGATTGAACTGCGTCGTTATTCTATTCTCCGTGCATCTGGTCACACGTTTGAGTATCTTGGATTCGGTCCTGGTAACTACTCAACTGCATTCCCCTCTACTCAGGTACAAGTTCTGAGTGAAGATGAAGTGAGATTGTCTCAGCAGTTGAAAGAAGAAGCAGGCGTTGCATACTTCACTGGTGTCAACTCTGACGGTGAACTCTACATTGGTAACCAAGTTATCAACCCAGTTACGGGTGCGATTACATCCGAAGATATTGCACAACTGAACGTTGTTGGTGAGGAAGGTGAGATTGAAACCTTCTCTGAGATTGTGCTTACCGACAAACTGACTGTTATCGGTGGTGCATCTAACCAGTTGGAATCTGTATTCTCTGGTCCTGTAACCTTCCAGAAGAAGATTACATCGCAGGAGAATATTCAGACTCTGAAGCAGACGTTCTCCAACGATGATGGTACTGTGCTGAAGCAGTTCTTCCTCGCTGAAGAACTGCTTAATGGTGATCCTGATGTTACTGCTGGCACTGCATTTAATAATGGTGACATTTGCTATAACATTGACTGGACACCTGGCACACCTCTGGGTTGGATCTACGATAACGCTATCTGGTATAAGTTTGGTGTGTCTGATTCTGGTGAGATCTACACAGGTAGATTTAATGGCAACACTCACTTCGGTCTGGGTGAAGCAGCAGATGCATCTTGGAGACTGAAAGTAAATGGCAACACCAAGATTACTGGTAACTTTGATGTAACTGGTACATACGGTTGTGCTGATAAATACTCTTTAGCAACTGGTGTTGCTAATGGTAATGCTGGTGTGACATATGCAGGTGATGGTACTACCACGTCCTTCGCTATTACTGCTGGTCATACTGCGTTCTCTGTTCTTGTATTCTTGAATGGTGTTTGTCAGGTTCCTGGCGTTGATTACACCGTCACTGGTAATGCTGTTGACTTCAGTGTTAGTACACCTCCTGCCACGGGAGATACACTGCAGATCCGTGAACTCGTAATCTAATAACCACTCCGAAGGGATAACATGACGACAAAGATTATCGGTAACCAGATAAATGCGGTGACACGAGGCATCGTGGAATCGTGGGATGTTACTGAACAAATCAATCTTCCTGATCTCAACCAAACGCAAGTTGATGCTCTTGGCACACCTGCGTTTGGTACGGTTGTGTATAACACAACTGAGGATGAAGCACAGATCTATAAGCAAGATGCTCGTCAAGGTTTGCCTGGTTGGGCATCAGTAGGTGGCGGTGGTCCTAGTCTTGGTGAAGGTTCAATCATTCGTACGAATGGTACAGTCATCCAAGAAAATATCACTGTTGGTTCTGTTGCTAATGGTGGAGATGAGTTCACTAATGGTTTCACCTTTGGTGAGGTTGAGATTCAGAACGGATACACCGTAACTGTTGAGAACGGTGCATCATGGACTGTGTTCTCAGATAAGCAGACTGATACCTATGAGTATAAGAGATACCTCGCTATCGCCTCTGATGGTCATCTTCGTCTGGACCCTGGTGCAGGGTTTGAATCAGCAGCAAGAAGAAGTCACAGAGAATACTTCTATCGTGGTGGCACAGTTCCTATCGATGTAACGAGATCATCGTATTGGTACTCTGATGGTGGTAATGGTTCTAACTACACTATTAACTTCACCAATGTACCTACAGGTGGTGAAGAGATTACGACAACTGTTTTCCACTTTGTATTCATTGTCCGTGGTGGGTTCGGTTCTCCATCTGGATATATTACAGGCGTTCAGGTCAATGGTAGTGGTATTCCTTGGTGGAGTATTTCTAACAATGGCAACCCTTCTACATATGATAGAATCGAATGTGAACTCTGGTACGATGCAAACGCTGCAGGTTGGCGTATGATCGGTCGCCGTATTGGTTATTGATCTGTATAAATAAGTTTGTAAAGAGGTTTCAAAAGAATGAGTACCCTAAAAGTTGCATCTGTAAAAGACCTCGCTGGTCAAGGTGGTTTTTCCTTCTCCAGTGGTTCTATCACTGCAAACGGAACTCTCACTGTTTCTAACATCCAGATTAACGGAACTATTTCTGGTTCTTCTGGTCAGATCATCCCCTCTCAGAGTGGTCAATCTGGCAAGTTCCTGACAACTAACGGCAGCACATTGTCGTGGGGAACTATTGAAGCAGGTGGTGGTCCTGTTTCTATCAACACCTACAATAACAACAACACTTGGAACAAACCCAGCGGCGTTAAGCGTATCTGGGTGAAGTGTACTGCTGGTGGCGGCGGTGGATCAGGTTATGGCGAATCTGGTGGTGCTGGTGCACACACAGAGCAGATTATTGACGTTACTAACATCAACTCCATTAGCGTAACTGTTGGTGGTGGAGGTGGTGGCGTTAACTACTCCAATCGTGCTGGTAACGGTGCCAGTTCTTCTTTTGGTAACTATTGTTCATCAGGTGGTGGACAGGGTGCTAACCGTCAGCGTCAACACGCTGGTGCACTCGGCGGAACACCTTCTCAGGGTGCTGTGCAGGTCTATGGTGGATCTGGTGATGGTCACAAGAACGGTCAACCTGGCATGGGTTTCGGTGGATCCTCTTTCTGGGGTGGTGCTTCTCCCACATCTCACTACCAACAGCAGTGGTCTCAGAACCACCGTGGTTATGCTGCATGGGGTGCTGGTGGTTCCGCTGGTCGTAACAATGAGCGTGGTGGCGATGGTCGCCAAGGTTATGTGGTAGTCTACAACTTCGACTGATATTCAAATGAAAAGAGCACTTATTTCCGTAACAGGATTTCCTACAGACATTGCTAACCCAGGCGAGGAGTTTGAGATCTACACTGGTCCTGGTTCTAAACTTCGCTGGGTAGATGCACCCGATGAGGTAACACTCGATTGGAAACTTGAGTTTAACGAGTGGATTCCTGATCAGGGTCATGTTGATCCTCATGAAGCAAGAATCATTGGTTATGGTTCATCTGGCGCACAGTTTGCTAGACTGTTTGATGACATCAAGGCAGGACTGTTTGGTGAGGCAGCAAAAGAAGGTAAGTTCTACAGGGCAATCCAATCTGTCAAGGATGAAACTCTTGCCAAGTACGGTGAGTTAGAGTATGATGAGAACGGTAATCCCATCGATAAGTATAAGCCCTGGGCACATGACGAGTTGATTCCTGCATGGATGACTCGTGAAGAAGCAGAGGCAGCATACCCCGATCTGGTCAATGATTCTGATTACAAACTCTATATTGAGTATGTTGTCGAGGGT